AAATAACCGATATTTTTAAAAACAAAAACAAAAACTAAGTATCATGAAAAAAACAGAGTTGCAAGCAATTGCTGACAAAGAATTTAAAAAAGACGAAAATTTAGTCGAAGTATTTTTTACTTCAGACGGTTTTATGTTCTTTCATAAAAACGCTGCCGATTTACATGCTAATACCAATGTATCTGGTAAGAAAATGGAAGTCATTACGATTAAGAAAGAAGACTTTATTGTAGCTGCAGAACCAAAGCCGTTATCTAAAATGACTAAAGCCGAACTTGAAGCAGTAGCCAAAGAAAAAGGTGTGGATATTTCTAACGCCCCAAATAATGGAGAGCGCGTAAAGTTGATAGAAACTGTTATTAATTCTGAAATTGTAGCATAATGGGATTTAACGGTGTAAATATAAACAGACTCAATGGCGGTCTTGGTCGTAAAAATTCCGCTCAAGATGGCGTTTGCTTGCTAGTTATTGGTGGTGCTGTAGCAGCAACCGGATTGGCATTAAAAACAGCAGTTGAGTTATTAGCCATTGAAGATGCTGAAGCTCTTGGCATCACACCATCTTATGACGATACCAATAGCATATTGGCGCATCATCATATTGATGAGTTTTTCCGCGTGTCACCAAACGGCAATTTATTTGTGGTTTTAGATGACAACACGTTAACCACGGCCGAAATCAAAGCGGTGTTAATAGCCAATCCAACCATTAAAAACGTTGGTTTTGTTAGAAATAACTTGGTAGCACCATTAGATATGGCTGTTTATATAGCCAATTATCAAACAATGATAACGGAGTTAAGAACCGCCAATCGTAATATTTCAACTGTATTGGTAGAGGGTGCTGAGTTTATCTTAGCTACCTTAATTTCGGCTTATGTAGATGCACGAACTTATGCTGCAGGAAATGTAGCCATAGTGATTGGTCAAGACCCAATAATTCGCAATTTAAAAGCGGCTTATGCCACTTATGCGGCTATTGGCACAGCTCTAGGAGCGATATCTGTACGAAGCGTGAATGAGAATATTGGCTCGGTAGATATCCAACAAAAACCACGTGCCTTTAAAGGTAGTTTAAATTACTCTTTAACCGATGTGGCACGTCAAAGATGGCTTACAGCCGTTTTACAAGATGGTAAAGATGTGGCAAGTCTATCGGATACCGATATACAAGCACTTAACGATAAAGCCTACATTTTTGTGGGATTCTATAACGGTTATCCAGGCTTCTATTTTAATGACTCACATACTTGTATAATTAAGACATCCGATTACTCAAGAATTGAGAACAACCGTGTTTGGGATAAGGCAGCCGATTTGGTTCGTATCGCCTTATTGCCTCGGGTTAAATCGAATTTATTAAAAGACCCGGCAACGGGATTTATAAGAGATATTGAGGCTACTGAACTTGAGGTAATGGCCGAAAAAGCCATTGACCAAATGACATCAGCAGGCGAGATTAGCGGACGCGATGTTTACGTTGACCCTAAACAGGATATTACCAACGACGTCGCCTTAAAAATTAAAGGCGAACTGGTGTTTAACAACATCATTCATGAGATGAGTTTTGACTTAGGTTTAACCAATAAATTACAATAAAGATGACAACGATTATAAATGCATTTGGTAAAATGGCCGGTTGGAATTCGGTGACATGCCGTTTATTTGGCAGAGACGTAGTAGGTATTCGAAAGATTGCTTACGACGATGAAAAAGAGATTGACAACGAATACGGTGCCGGCGATATGCCTGTTGGCGAAAGCGAAGGCAACTATAAAGCCAAAGCCTCTATTGAACTGACCATTGAAGAGCGTTTAGCTATTCAAGATTCATTGCCTAAAGGTATGCGAATTCAAGATATTCCAGCTTTCCCAATTGTGGTAGCTTACGAATACCAAGGACGTGTTTACAAAGACGTCATTCACAACTGCCGATTTAAAAATAACGGCATTGATGTTAAACAAGGTGATAAAACCATCAGTACTGATCATACTTTGAATTGCTCACATATTAATTGGAACGTATAATGGCAGAAATAGGCAAAGCCTCTAAAGAGGAGATTGTTGCGCTTAAAGCAAAATACAGCGAGGTTTATGAAATTAAATCGGTTAGAGATGATGATGTACATTATACCTATGTAAAAAAACCCGATTTAAACATCATATCTGCAGCTGCAAAATATGCCGAAAGTGACCCGGTTCAAAGTGGTATGATTATGTTTAATTCGACTAGAATTGCTGGTAGTGATGCCGTAGTGAACGATTCTGAAATGGTGCTTGGCGTTATCCAGTACATTGGCAAATTATTTAAAGTAATAGAAGCTGAAGGAAAAAAGTTATAGCCCAAGCTGCCATAAATGACGATGACGGCTATGATGAATATCTAAAAGGCAATGCGCTGATAAGGCAGGCTTTTAAAATCGAGCCGGAACAGTTGCCTTTAGAAGCTTGGGCTAAATTATACCAAGAAGCGATTTGGTTAAAAAGATTAGATATCAAGTTACAATCAGAAATGCTAGCGAGGCTCTTTGGCGGGACTGAATCAAATTAAATAAATGAGAATTAGTTAATATTAGTTGATAACGAGCCTTAAAATTAAGGCTCGTTATTTTTTTAAAATTAGAATATGTCAAGTTTTAACACAAAGTGGATATTAGAATTGGTGGACAATATTACAAGTCCGCTTAAAAATATTGACGGAAACATCAAATCGATTTCCGGCAAGACTGGTGTGTTAAACAAACAACTTAAAGATACATCAGCAATTAATATCAGTGCCATTGCCGAGGGCTTTAGAAGTCTGAAAAATAGACTTGACGAAGCCGTTGCGCCAGGCATTAAATTTCAATCCGGATTAGCAGATGTAGAAGCTATTACAGGCGTTACCGGAAAGGCTTTAGACAGTCTAGGATTAAAGGCGCGCCAATCGGCTAAAAACTTTGGTGGCGATGCTTCAGATTCGCTCGAAAACTACAAAATTATCTTATCAAAACTAGGCCCCGATATCGCTAAAAGCGAACCGGCACTTGATAGTATGAATACTAACGTGTTGACCCTTTCAAAAACAATGAAAGGCGATACAAAAGGCGCAGTTGATGCGTTAACCACTTCGATGCTGCAATTTAGAATTGACCTTGCAGACCCTATAAAAGCCGCTGCCGAAATGAGCAATCAAATGAATGTGATGGCGGCGGGGGCTAAGTTTGGTTCTGCTGAAGTACCCGAAGTCACTCAAGCTATCAGAGTGTCGGGTGTTGCAGCTTCTCAAGCTAAAGTATCGTTTGCCGAAACCAATGCCGCTATTCAAGAATTGGCGCGTGGTGGTAAAGCCGGGGCTGAAGGTGGTATGGCCTTGCGAAATGTTTTAAATAAAATAGCGGGCGAAGATGTGATACCAGCTGAAGCACTTAAAAAGCTTAAGCATTATGGTGTCAATATGAAGATTGTATCTGACACATCTTTGCCATTTACAACCCGTTTACGAGAACTAGGTAAGGCGCAAAATGATGCTACGGCATTTGCGCAAATATTTGGTGTTGAAAACGCCGCAGGAGCTACTATCTTAACACGTAGTGTTGATGCACAGGATGACTTATTATCTAAAATTACAGGCACTAATGTAGCTACCGAACAGGCTACTACCATTATGGCAACCTATTCAGAAAAAATGAGCCGGTACAGTGCCTTTTTTAAAGACATCGGCATTTCAATATTTAATGGTTCTAAAAGTTTTTTACCATTTATTAATGGCGGCTTTGAAGCTATCGATGTGTTAGCCGATTTAAAACGCGCACAGCAAGGTGTTGCCTTGATAATGGATACTAAATTAGGCAAAGGCTTAAAAATGATTGGCGGCGGTTTTAAATGGGCAGGAACGCAAGCCTTTTTGTTTGGTAAATCAGTAGTCTTAACCGGTTGGAATGCTTTAAAATCAGCCGGAAGTTTTGTTTTTACAGCATTAACAGGATTAGGATCGTATGTGGTAGGTTTGGTTTCGGCCACAGCCGCACAAATGGGCTTAAACATTGCTATGAATGCCAATCCAATCGGTGCGATTGTAATAGGTATAGGATTAGCTATTGGCGCGATTGTTTTATTGGTAAAATATTGGGACAACATTAAAAATGCCATTATAAGTTTTACAACTTGGGTATGGAATCACAGTCCTTTTAAATTTATTATAGATTTAGTTGACATAATATTCCCTGGCTTCAAGGCAAAAGTTTCAGAAGTATTTGAATATGTAAAAGGTCTGGTACTCGGTTTTTGGAATAAGATAAAAGAAGTATGGGGAGATATTAAAAAATTCTTTGGTTTTGGCGATGATTTAAAGGCTGAGATTAAAGTTAAATATGATAAGGACGGAAATATAATTCCACCTCCAAACGAGCCGGACCCTTTTGGTGGCTTAAAAGTAAAACCAACTGGCAGTTTACCGAAAAGTAGTGATATGGGTGTAACCGGAACAGGAGGCGGCGGTTCAGGAAAATCAATTACGATGAATTTAGACATTAAAAACTATTTTAATATCACAGGCGGGCACTTAAAAGGAAACATTGATGAGTTTGCCGATAAGATTGTAGGTAAAATTAACGACAAATTGCGGGATGCCGCTATTTCACTAGGCTAATGAATAATTATAACATTGCACAATTGTTTGACCTTGCTTTTGGTATCAGAAGCATTGCCGCCTATAACATTAATACAAATCAAACACCTGCAGGTACAAATTTTGATTACAGCGGCATTCCTATTGCGAATAACGTACACGAGGCATCGCGTATGAGTCATTTAGGAACGCCTATTTTGGGGTCAATGTTATTTAAAGGAAAAGACTATCAAATATTTAATGATCTTGGCGATGTTGTGCCAAAATCCTTTGCCGATTTTGAATTGCCATCGGCTACACTCGTTAATTTTAGACGTGGCAAAATTATTACTAAAACAAAAGCTTTGGCAGCTAATGGAACAGTTAAAGAGATGTATGGCTTTGACGATTGGTCTATTGATATTCGTGGCTTATGCCTTCCAGATCCAAGCCATCCAACGGCCAAAACAGCTGAGGAACAAAAATTACAGTTATTGAGTTATGAGGGCATTGCAGACGCTATTCAAGTTATAGGTCAGCTATTTGACAATCATAAAATTTACAATATTACGATTGACGAAATAGACATCAATCAGTTAAAAGGCAAACCCGATGTGATTCCTTTTTATCTAAAATGTAGTAGTGATGAACCTTTAGAATTGAGAAAATAATGGTACTAGCGATGAATGCAAAAATAACGTTTTCTAAAACGAAAAGTCACAATAAGATTGTTCTTAAAAAAGTAACATCGGTTCATATAGAAAGCAGTTGGAAACGACTTACCGATACGGCTATAATTACCATTCCTAGAAATGTCATTTTTATTGATGACCAAAAGATAAAATTATCTATAAAAGATGTTAATAGATTCTTTAAAAAAGGCGACCCAGTATGTATCGAGCTTGGCTATAATGGACAATTTTACAAAGAGTTTGAGGGTTATGTTACTGAGGTATCAGCCGATATTCCGATTGTGATTAAATGTGAAGATGAAATGTATCAACTTAAAAAGAAATCAATTAACATAAGCCTAGAAAAGGCTACATTAAAAGGACTTTTGACAAAAATATTACCTGGTTATGATATGGATATTCTAGAAGGAACTGAAATTGGAGATGTAATATTTCCAAACAAAACAGTTCCAGAAGCGCTTGAGTATTTAAGAGATGAATTGGGACTATATAGTTATTTTAAAGGAAAACAGCTTGTAAGTGGTAAAATATATCAAGATGATGCTAAGTATTATAAAGACAATCCTAATTTAAAACCCATCAAGTTGCATCTTGAGAAAAATGTCGTAAACAATGACTTGAATTACAGGAATAAAGAAGATGTATTGATTAAAATTATTGCCATATCAATGCAAACTTACGGTGATAAATTGCAAGTTGAAGTAGGTGATAAATACGGGCTTGAAAAAAAATTACAATATCCAATGAATATCACAGTTAAGGCGGAACTGACGAAAGCTGCAGAGAGAGACTTAAAAAAATTTAAAATAGATGGTTTTGCAGGGTCTATTACGGCGTATGGTATTCCGGTTATTAATCACGGCAATAAAGTGGATTTAGTAAGTGACCTGTATCCGGATAGAAACGGTTTGTATTATGTAGAGGAAAAGGTTATTGATTTTGACGAAAACGGATTTAGGCGTAAAGTACAATTTGGCGATAAAGTAACGGCATAATGGGAAAAGAGATAGACGAATTTACAAGGCTATTAAAAGCGCAACAAAAGAGTGTTGTTAATCCGCAATTGGTTTGGGCAACGGTTAAAAGTGTTGACTATACAAAAAAGACTATGACGGCCACCAGTATTGTTCATGAGCTAGACTATTTTAATGTACTGTTAGGCTTGGGCTCATTTTATCGCAAACCAAAAGTAGGTACAAAATGTCTGCTTGGCGTTTTAGGCGATAAAACATCGGCAACATTTTTAGTAGAAGCTGAAGCATTTGAAGAGGCTAATTATATAAGCGGTAATACCGCCTTTACTATTAAAGAAACAGGTTTTGTTTTAAAGCAAGGCGACGAGAGTTTAAAAACGATACTGGACGATCTGATTGATGAATTAAATAAAATAGTAGTGATACAAGGTAGAACCATTAATGTGGCGGCTGTAACACTAATTAAACAACGATTAAATACTGTTTTAATAGCATAATA